CGTATCTTGTACGCAATCAAAGAGGCAGACGATGCGTCCCAAGTACGAGACTGAAAAGGACATCGCCAACGAGCGGCTGGTCGCCGACGCGCTGGCTGAACACGGCTATGAGGTTTACAAGCTGCCGGTTCAGTACCGGCTGGACTGGTTGCTGAGGCGCGACAACCAGCCCATCGGTTTCGCCGAGGTCAAGGCGCGCAAGTGCGACCTGAATACATATCCGAGCGTGATGATCAGCCTGTCGAAGGTGATGCACGCGAAAATGCTTACCGAGGCGACGGGCTTGCCCTGTCACCTCATTCTGCTTTACCGTGATGCTCTCGCGAAGTTGGACTTCGCGTCGGGCTTCACGGTAAGTCCGGGCGGTAGGTCAGATCGAAACGATCCGCAGGATCAGGACATCTGCGCCTACTACCCAATCGAGCGGCTGACAGTGATCAGCCAAAAAAGTAACTGACGTTAGCGTTAAGGAGTAACAAGCTATGTCGTTAGGATTTAATCTTGAGACCAAAAGCGGCGGTGACATTTTGCCCATCGTCAAGTGGGACGCCAAGGCTGGCGACCTCATCAAGCAGGACCGTTACCAAGCTGGTGACGGGACGTGGCAGAAGGATGAACAGGAACTGGGGCTTCCCATACAAGTCGGTATGGACTTGGAGAACATCGAGATCGGGTGGCTCTCGTTCGCCTCAGGTGCGCCTGACTTTCAAATGGTCAGGGCGGGCGAGCCTATCCCGGCGCAGCCAAGCCCGGACCATAAGCAGGCGTTCCGCGTCCGCATCGGGTCCACCAACCTTGGCCTTCGCGAATTTTCGCATTCTGCGAAAACTGTATTGCGTGCGATGGATGCTCTTCACAATCAGTATCAGGCGGAGGCTCCGGCAAATCCGGGCAAGATGCCGGTGGTAACGATTGCCGGGACCGAGACCATCAAGATCAATTCGCCGCAGGGTGAATTGCGCTTCAAGGTGCCGGATTGGTCGATCACCTCGTGGATCGACCGGCCAGCTATGATGGACGGCGGCGGTGCCGCTCCATCCGAACCCGCGCCGACAGTGGCTGCTGCCGCAGTTGCGCCGCAACCTCCGGCGGCTGCACCGGCAGGTGCCAACCTGTTCTAGCGCGGTAGCTTCCGGCGGGGTCAGTCTCCCTTCCCCGCCGGAAGCGTCTACAAGGGGGGACGTGGGAGACACTTCAATGACACAGAATATTGCGGCACACGCGGAGAGGATCGCCCGGCACTACTGGGGCGAGCCGAACGCGAAGCTGTCGATAAAAGGTCGCACCTTGCGCTGGGGGACAAAGGGCAGCAAGGAACTCGACTTGCGCGGCGTCTGGTACGACTTCGAGGAAAATTGCGGCGGCGGGATCGTGGACCTCGTCAAGCGGTACGGCAACCTCGGCATCTCCGGCTCAGTCGCCGACGTGCTGGAGCGCGAGTTCGGCATCCAGAAGCAGGCGCAGAAGGCGCTGGAGCCGAAGCAGTATATACAGCGTATCTACTCATACTTCGACGCGGACGGCGCCGAGGCGTATCAGGTGTGCCGGATGTACCCGAAGAGCTTCCGTCAGCGCAGGCCGGACGGACGCGGCGGGTACATCTACAAGATGGACGGCGTCGAGCCGCTGCCGTACAACCTGCCGGGCATCATGAAGCACCCGGATCAGCCGGTATTCGTCGTCGAGGGTGAGGCGTGCGCCGACGCACTCATCGAGGCCGGGCTGGTCGGGACGACGTCCCACGGCGGGGCGGGCAAGTGGCTGGACGCGCACGCGCAGCACTTGGTGGGCCGTAACGTGGTCGTCATGAGCGACAACGATGAGGTGGGTCTGCGCCACGCCGACACGGTGATTGTGTCGCTGTGGGGCAAGGCGGACCAGATAAAGCGCGTGGACCTGCCGGGGCTGCCGGAGAAGGGCGACGTCGTGGACTACCTGCGCGAACACACGCTCGGCGAACTGATCGAAATCGTTAAAGGCACGCCAGCGCTCACCGAGGCGCCGCAGGTCAGCGATGACGTGGTGGCGGATGAGGACGGCGCGGTCGAGCGATACCAGACGATGCGGCGGGACGCGGTGTTCGCGATGCCTCCGGTCGAGTTTCTCGTGGATGGGCTGATCACCGACACAGGCTTCACGATGATGTACGGTGCGCCCGGCACGGGTAAGTCGTTCATCGCCATCGACATAGCGCTGTCCGTCGCGCACGGCATAGAGTGGCAGGGGCAGGAAGTTAAGCCCGGAGCCGTACTTTATATAGCGGGCGAGGGAATAGGCGGATTTTCAAAAAGATGGAAGGCGTGGGAGAACCACCACGGCGTCAAGGATGAGCCGGACCTGTACCTGCTGCCGACGGCGGTGAACTTCCGCGAGCAGGAAGACATCGCGCGGCTCGTCGCGACCATCGAGGACATCGGGCAGCGGTTCTCGCTCGTCATCGTGGACACGGTGGCGCGCGCCATCGCTGGTGCCGAGGAGAACAGCAGCACGGATATGGGGCTGTTCGTCGCGGCGTGTGACGAAATTAAGGCGCTGACGGGCGGTGCGCTGCTGGCGGTACATCACGCCGGTAAGGACGCCAATCGCGGCGCACGCGGCTCCACGGCGCTTCTGGGTGCGGTTGACACGTCACTGATGGTCGGCAAGTCCGAGGATATCGTGACGCTGCGTACCGAGAAGATGAAGGACGCGGAGCCGCTCGACGACATCAACCTGAGCATGCTGGTCGTGCCAGCGTCTATTTCCGAGACGTCCGTCGTGCTGAAGCGCACCGACGAGAAGCCGAAGAAGAAGAGGGTGTGGCGTCCGACCGGCTCAATCAAACGTGCGCTTCAGGTGTTCGAGAACCTGTGCGTGGATCGCGGCTCGCCGAAGGTCAGATACAGCGATTGGACGGCCAAAATGCACTCCGATATGCCCGATACGCCGGACAGCACGAAGGGATCGGCTCGTGACAAGCTAATTGAGGAAGAATGGATCATCTCCGTCGATGGTGTATGTTGGAAAAACAAAGAGTTAAATGGTGTTTCATCGTAGTTTCGGAGTGTCGTATCGGAGTGTCGTAGCACTACGACAACTCCGACGCCCCCTATGGGCGTCGTAGTTTCGGAGTACGAGCCGGATCGTAGAAGGGAGAAAAAAGATGGCTACAAGGAAGAGAGTACCGAAGGGTAAGACTTCGAGGGATTGGCGGTTCTATCCGTCAGAGCGTGACGCTGACAAGTGCCGTGCTGCGCTTGCGACTTATGACGCTGTCGTGAGGGCGTCGGAGGTGAAGTGGGGCATCGACAGGTTGCCGCTTCTGGTTGAGGCGGATCTGCGGGATCGCTTCTGGGCGCAGATGGGTGTGCTAAATGAGGCGATGGCTAAGGGCAGCGGCGTCGAGGTGGAGGAAGCCGTCGCGTCTACGGTGCGAGGCGTTCAGGCGCTGGAGCGCAGGGCGGTCGAACTTGGGGCGCAGCCGGTGACGGGTGAGGTGTGGGAGGAAACCACGCCGAACGGCGCCGTCGTCGCTGTGTGCCGCGATGCCAGTGAGATTGCGAAGATACGCGCCGACGGTCGGCTCGACCGGGTGTATTCGATGAGCGAGGTCGCGGCTATTGTCGAGGCGTGGGAAGAAACCAAGGCGGGTGAGATGGCAAAGAAGGTGGTTTCGTTGTTCGATGGTGCTACAATCGAGAGCGTGAAGCCTAAGCCGGTTGAGACCGACCTCAATGACGAGATACCGTTCTGATGGCTGGCAACGAGAAATGGCAGGACAAGATGAACATCCTGTATACCGACGAGGAATATCAGCTACTCGGCAATCACGCTTGGGTCGATGTCCACACGCTGACGGTTCACATCATGCGTGGCAAGCACGGCGTGAAGGTCGAAATATTCCCGGCGGCTCATGACGGCGTCAGCGACGCCTTGGCATCGTGCGAGGCGCGCTGGGAGAAGCCAGACGCGGCGCACCGGACAAGGGTGGTGAAGCGATATGTTCGATGAAGGCGACGGATCATTCGAGAAGTGGCTGGGGCGCGATTGCTGCCCCAAATGTCAGAGCGGGCCGCTGAAGGGCGCTGAGGGCGTCAGGAGGTGCGGCTCGTGTGGTTTAGTGATTGGAGGTACATATGGACAAGGTAGAGGCGCTGCGGGAAGCTATAAGCGCCGTGGAGGAACGTGGCGAGAATTATGGCGGCGTGCGGGAGAACCACCTGCGGATAGCGCGACTGTGGTCGGTCGTGCTTGGGCAGGACGTGACGCCGGAACAGGTGGCGTTGTGCATGACGTGCCTGAAGGTGGCGAGGCTCATCGAGACGCCTGACCACGAGGATAGCTGGATTGACATCGCGGGCTATGGTGCGTGCGGCGTCGAGATAGCGACGGAATGGGATGACGATGTCTGACGTGATCAACCTAGAAGAGCAGGAGCGCGACTGGGTGCGCTTCTTTCGCGAACACTGGGACTGCGACTGGTGCGGTATGCCGACGCGCGGCAGGGTGTACGAGGAGACGCAGACAGTCGTGTGCAGCGCCTGTCGCAAGCCGCTTCTGGAGATAGACAGCGATCCGCAGCACTACATTGAGTTCGAGGAGGATTTCGACTGATGGCGTATCCGAAGATCAAGGAAGAGGTCTGGGACGAATTTCTGGAGCGTCTGACGAACGGCAGCACGATTACGGCCATCGTGAAAGACAAGTCGATGCCAAGCTGGACATCAATCTCTAGGAAGCTGGCAGCTGAACCTGAGTTCGAGCGGCAATATCGTTTGGCGCTGGAGTTCAGGGGCATGCTGCTGCAAGAGGAATTGGAGGACATCAAGCGCGACGCGAAGATGGGGATGGGAGATCCGCAGGGCTTGCGTCTTGCGGCGGACATCACGAAGTGGCAGGTCGCTCGCATGACGCCAAAGATTTACGGCGACAGGCAGCAGCTTGAGGTGACGCCATCGAAAGGCGGCTCGTACCTTGAGGCGCTAACGCAGGTCAACGCGGTTGAGCCGGTAGTGATCACAGACGAGAGAGACACACAACCGAAAGAACTACGCGCGCGTGATGGCGACATCGGTCAACCGAAATCCGGTTGATCGCGTGTCCTAAACACGACACGTTGCGAAGGCGTTATGGCGCAAAATGATAAATAGCTGAAAACGCACAAGAAAAAATTTCCATAATGGACATTATGCGACATTTCGTGAAACATTCCCGTGAAACATCGACCCCCCCCCGTCTCACGCACGCGGCCGGGCGGGATAAATATATATACCCCTCTCACCCCCCACCCTCTCGGAGAACCCGCATGACCCCCTCTGGCGCCGAAAAAAATGATCTCGTCGCGATGATCGCGCAGTTCCGCGACGAGCCGCGCTTTTTCGTGCAATCGGTCCTCGGCGCGACGCCGCAGCGCTGGCAGGCCGAGGCGCTGGACGCCGTGGCGCAGAACGACAAGGTCGCGATCAAATCCGGTCACGGCGTCGGGAAGACGGCATTTGAGTCGTGGGTCGTGTTGTGGTGGCTTTTGACCCACTACCCGTGCAAGGCCGCCGTCACCGCCAACAGCGCGCACCAGCTAAGCGACGTCCTGTGGACCGAGATTGACCGCTGGGCGCGCGGCATGCCGCAGGCGTTCAAGGATCTGCTCGATTTCAAGTCAGACAAGATCGCGCTGAAGGGTGCGCCGGACAGCTTCGCCGTGGCGCGTACCAGCCGACGCGAAAACCCGGAGAGCCTCGCGGGCTTCCACTCGCCGCACATGCTGTTCGTGATTGAGGAGGCGTCGGGCGTGCCGAACGTGATTTTCGAGACTGCGTCGGGTGCGCTGTCCACCCCCGGCGCGAAGATTATCATGTGCGGTAACCCCACCCGGTCGGATGGGTATTTTTACGATGCGTTCCACGGGGATCGCGAGAAGTGGCACTGCATGACCGTGTCGTGCGAGGATGGCGACTATGTCGATCCGAAGTTTATTACGGATATGGCCGAGAAGTACGGCGAGGCGAGCAATGTGTTCCGCGTGCGCGTCTTGGGCGAGTTCCCGACGCAGTCTGATGATGTTTTGCTGCCGTTGCACCTTGTGGAGGATGCTACACACCGCGACGTGGAGGCGGGGCCGACCACGCCCGTGACGTGGGGGCTGGACGTGGCACGCTTCGGCTCGGACAGGTCCGCACTCGCGAAACGGCAGGGCAACGTGCTGGTTGAGCCGATCAAGACGTGGCAGAACAAGGATTTGATGGAATTGGCCGGGATCGTGCTTGCCGAATACGACGCCGTGCCGTACAGCAAGCGCCCGCACGCGATCTACATTGACGCCATCGGGTTGGGGGCCGGTCTGGCCGACCGCCTGCGCGAGTTGGACATGCCAGCGGTCGCGGTATCGGTCAGCGAGACCGCATCCCTGAAGGATCGCTTCAACAGGCTGCGCGACGAATTGTTCTGGGCCGCGCGCGAGTGGTTCGAGGCGCGTGACTGCAAGATCCCGTCGGACGACACGCTGATATCGGAGTTGACGGGGATTAGGTACAAGTACCTGTCGAGCGGCAAGCTGAAGATCGAGAGCAAGGACGAGATGAAGAAGCGCGGGCAGCGCTCGCCCGACGTGGCGGATGCGTTCGTGCTGACGTTTGCGGCGCAGGGGGCGGTTGCCGGTGGCTACTCAAGGGGTTACAATAGCAACCGCGTAGTCAAGCCGAAAACGAATTGGGTGGTGTGATGGCGACAGCTTATGAATATGGGAGAACGCCAGAGCAGGGTCAGGGCATTATGGGTTTGCTCGACTTCTTCACGCCGCTGCGTCGCCCCGTAATTTCGCCCGGCGACACCCAATATGAAGAGATTGACGGCGCTATGTACCCCGTCGAGACGATACCGGGTGAGTACGGCGACCCTGAGTTCGGTTTCTCTTACATGCCCGTCGTACAGGCCGTGTCCGGCCTTCTGAGCGACCCTGTGGGGGCCGCGAAGGCCGTCCCCGGCGCTATGGCTGGTCAGATCGAGGACTACGCCACCGCGTCCCTTGGGGCGCTTGAGGGCGGCTATGAGGGCATGATCACCCCGGAAGGTGAGCCGATCGAGGCCAGCCCGATCCTGCCGATTGAGTACCTGCTGGGTGGTGGCATCGCCGCTATGCGCCAGCCGGGCGTCACGCTTGGCGCTGCTGGTGGGCGGCTGACAAAAGCTGAAAAAGACCCTATGGGCTACTCAAAAACTGAGATGCCTTACCGCATCGAAGACACGCCGATGGAAATTGTTGACGGCTCCGGGCTTTTGATGCCGCGTCGCCAGATTGAACTGGAGCGCCTTCAGGGCAAGTTGCTAATGCCATTTTTTACTGACAGAAGCGCGATTGGCGGTCAGGTAAAGTCCGTTGACGGCACTGAATTGACTAGTCCAGTTTATCTGGAGGGCGGTTCCGGGTTTATGCGTGGAGAAGCCGCCCAAAAGCAAGATGCGCTGTGGGCCAGCAAGAAGAGCATTGTGTCCAAAATGGCAAAAAAGGCCCAGCGGGATTCCGACAAGGCCGGTGGAGCAGACGTCGTCGGCGTTAATGTGGTTATGGGCATCGATGCTATTGACCATTCGACAATGCCGACAAAGATTGTGGCGCGGATGCTTCCTAATATGGATATCCCGAAAGAAGCCAAAAAATCCTTTAATGAGACTATGGAGAAGGTTGACGAAAACTTCCCCGGAGTTGATGCGGACAACCTTGAGGAATACCTTGATGCCGCATCAGGCGATCTTCGCAAGCAATTTATCCGGCTGATGGATAAGAGTGACGCAAAGAAAGCAGGGTTCCCTAATATAGGGGCTGTTCGGCGCGCTGTGACGGACCCAGAACTTTACGATACCCCAACATTTTCTGAGGGTGTTTCGTTTGGATTGCTCGATGTGAACAAGCCGCTGATTGCGAATCCTCGGTTCCCGCACACCACATACAGCGGGCAGATGCAGGCTGGGTCAATCCCTGATCAGCGAGGCGGGTATATGGGGTCGCTTTTAGAGGGTGGTTTGGCCCCGCAGGGAACATTCTTCCCTCAATCCTACAGCACTCTTTCGGCTCGGCGCGATATAAGGGGAAATCTTTTGACCCCTCAGAACATAAAATACACCCAAGAGCGCCAACTTCCGACGCAGATGGTTGATCAGCAGATGCTTGACGCCCTGATGAAAAACTCACTCTTGGGCCGATAGCAGAAAGAACGGAGGGCTTTCATTTGTGTCTATGCCGATTGCTTCGCATATGATCTCGTCCAGCTTTTCAGCCTCTTCAAGCGGCAGCTCGACTGACTTCATTACGCGCCGCATTATGCGTTCGCGGTGCATTTCTGGTGTAAGTTCGAACATCGCAACCTCCATTGTGAGGCATGATTATAGGATATATCAGAGCGATATAAAAGGGAAAAACGATGGCCCCACGCGCCCCTAAAGACCCCCGCCTAGCGCGAGCAGGCGTTAGCGGTTACAATAAGCCGAAGCGCACCCCGAACCACCCCAAGAAGTCGCATGTGGTTGTGGCGAAGGAAGGCGACAAGATCAAGACGATCCGCTTCGGCCAGCAGGGCGTCAGCGGGTCGCCGAGAAGAGAGGGCGAGAGCAGATCAGCCGCCGCGAGGCGCAAATCGTTCAAGGCGCGTCATGCGGAAAACATCGCAAAGGGCAAGATGTCAGCCGCGTACTGGGCGGATCGCACAAAGTGGTAACCCTGTGGCGCTGGCGCTTCGGGGACTGAGGCAACAAATCGTGAAGCCGCGCAAGGGGCGTGGCTCTTATTCAAGGAAGGACAAACACGATGGCATACGGTAAGGGCAAAGGCAAGGGCGGCAAGAAGGCCGCGAACGAAGTCCTCGGCAAATACTGCGGCGGCTGATGTCTCGGCGCGCGCCCAGTGTCCCTAAAGACAAACGCACCGGCCTCCCGGAGAAATATCTCAGGGGTGCGCGCTCTCGCTCTCGCAAGGCAGCGGAGATTAAGCGCACCGCCAAAGCCTACAAAGAGGGACGCAAAATCGACGTGAAGAAGGTCAGCGCATCCCGCGCCGCCCAAGCGAAGAGGAAGCAACGTGGCAAAAGCTAAACCACTATCCGAGGCGACCAAGAAGACGCTCCGCGAGAAGGCAGAAAAGGCGAACATGACCTATGGCGAGTTGGCGAAAGTGTATCGACGCGGTCAGGGCGCATACCTATCTTCTGGCTCACGGAATGTGCCAATGGCTGCTTGGAGTATGGGCCGCGTCAACAGCTACATACGAGGCGATAAGGCCCGAACTGCGGACAAGGATATCTACAAGTCTGCGCGCGCTAGGAGTAAGAAAAGATGACACCCTGTAATAACTGCGGACACCCGCGTCGCTGCGCCTCGATGGATCGCTGCATTATGGGCAAAATGCCCCCAGCGCCTGAGCCGCCGAAGGAGCCAGCGCTGAAAAACGTCAACACGACCAGCGGTAACGTCCTGATGAAGGGCGAGAAGCTGGTCAAAAAGACCAAGAAAAAGGCGAAGTAAATGTCTGAGATGGACGACGTACAGCTTGGGTCTATCGTCAGCGGAGAGATCACTGACGCGCTGAACCACTTCGACAGCGAATACACGCAGGATCGCCTGCGCGCGCTGGACTTCTACCTTGGCGAGCCGCTCGGCAACGAGGTGGAGGGTCGATCCGCTGTCGTCGCCACCGAACTGGCGGATACAGTCGAAGCCATCATACCTAATCTGATGCGGGTGTTCTCGACGAACGACAAATACGTCCGCTTCGCCCCGCGCACTGGTGAGGACGTCGAGGCCGCCGAGCAGGCGTCGGACTACGTCAACTATATCATCCAGAACCAGAACGACGGCTACAAGCTGCTGCACACGTTCTTCAAGGACGCGCTGCTGTTCCGCGCTGGCGTGATCAAGTTCTTCCACGAGGAAGTCGAGGAAGTTGACGAGGAAGAATATTTCGGCCTGAGCGAGCCGGAAATGGTCATGCTGCTGAACGATCCGAACATCGAGGTCGTGGAGCAGAACGAGACCGTGATGGCGTCGTACACTGACGACGACGGCACCGAGGTGCCGCTCGACGTTCAGTACGATATGTCGGTCCGCGTGAAGCGCAAATCCGGCCAGATCAAGGCGATCAACGTGCCGCCCGAAGAGTTCCTTGTCTCGCGCCACGCCGTGTCGCTGGACGATTGTCACTTCGTCGCGCACCGCACCTCGCTCACCGTCTCAGAACTTGTGGCGATGGGCTACGACCGCGACATCGTCGAGCAGTATGCGGGCGAAAACGAACTCGACACCGACCGCGAGGTCAACAACCGCTTTCAGGATCTTGAGGCGGCGACCGGCGTTGACCCGGCTGACCCGACCCTGCGCTCCGTGATTTACCACGAGTGCATCATGAACGTGGACTTCGACGGCGACGGCATCGCAGAACGCCGCCGGATCTGCGCGATTGGTGGCGACGGCGCGTACATTTTGCACAATGAGCCGTGGGATCACATGCCGTTCGCGGTATGCTCCCCGATCCTGATGCCGCACCGCCTGATCGGGCGTTCTATCTATGACCTAACCGAAGACCTTCAGGTGATTAAAACCACGCTGATGCGCCAGTACCTCGACAGCGTCTACAGCAGCACGCTGCCGCGCATGATCGCGGTCGAGGGACAGGTGAACCTCGATGACTTGCTGGACGGCTCCGCAGGCGGCGTCATCCGCGCACGCCAGCCGGGTATGGTTCAGCAGATTACCGGCGCATCCGTAGGCGGCGAGATCCGCCCGCTTATGGATTACCTCGACAGCGTGAAGGAGACCCGCACCGGCATGAGCCGCGCGTCGCAGGGTCTGTCACCCGATGCGCTCCAGTCCTCGACCGCCAGCGCGGTCGCGGCGACCGTTCGCGGCGCTCAGGTGAAGCTGGAGAGTTACGCCCGCACAATGGCCGAGACCGGCGTGAAGGATCTGTTCAAGGGCATCCTGCATCTGGTGCTGAAGCACGACAACAAGCCGAAGGTCTTCCGCCTGCGGAATAACTTCGTGCCGATCAACCCCGGCGAGTGGAAGTCGCAGTTCGACACCATCGTGCAAGTCGGGCTTGGCACCACGGACGACGAGACGAAGATCGCGTTCCTGACGCAGGTCGCGGCGAAGCAGGAGCAAATCCTGATGCAGATGGGGCCGCAGAACCCGATTGTGTCGATGGAGCAATACGTCAACACCCTGCGCTCGATTGCGGAAATTGGCGGCTTCAAGGACGTGGATCAGTTCTTCAATTCGCCGCAGATGATCCGCCAGCAGCAGATGATGCAGGCACAACAGCAGCAGGCTCCGCAGCCTGACCCGGAGATGGTCAAGATGCAGCAGGAGATGGAGATGGACCGCGCCAAGGCGCAGGCCGACATCCAGCTTGCCCGCGAGAAGATGGAGGCGGAGATGCAGCTAGAGCGCGAGAAGATGGCGATGCAGATGGAGCTGCGCCGACAGGAGTTGCAGGCTGAGGCCGAACTGCGTATGGCCAAGGCCGTCACCGACGCCGACATTTCCACCAACCTGCCGAGGAATTAGGGATGCCGGTAACGAAAACAGACTGGTCACAGCCAGCCAGCGCCGGGGTTAATCAGAGCCAAAGCGGGCTTGGTGGCGGCGGGTACTTCTCTGACATCCCAACATATGCGCCCGCTGAGGTTAGCCCATATCAGGGCGTAATTGACGCTGCCGACACGGCACTGGCGAACCTCGCGGCGCAGCAGTATGCGTCTGAGCAGCGCCAGCGGAGGTTTGCCGATAAGGTAGCAATACAGGACGCGCTGGCTCTTCAGCGCCAGCAGGCCGAGAGACTGGCCGCAGAGCAGTACCAGCGCCGCATTGCGGATCGAGCCGCTGTCCGATATGGCTCGGCCCTTGAGCGCGGTCGCTTGAACAATCAGATAAGGTCAGATATGGCCAAGGCATACTCTGGCGTCACCAACTTCGGTATGGGACCAATGGTTCCACTTGGCTCTGACATATACCCCGACACATTCTCGTCCTTCACCCCCGGTCAGCAGGCATCCCTGAACCAATACCTTCAGCGCGGTCCGGGCAAGGACTACAGCTTCGGCATCGTGCCGGGGATTATGGGCTTGCTCGGCGCTCCGACCCAATACGAGCAAATCACCAGCGGCGACTACCGCCCGGTCTTTGTCGGTGACGAGTTTTACGGCAGCTTCGGCGCTGGCCCGTTCGGCGGTCAGGTTTACACGGGTCGCACGCTGCCACCAGACGTGGCGGCGGAGTACGGCATACCCGGCTTTGAAGACACCAGCGGAGACCCGACCGTCGTCGCGCCAGTGGCGGACGCGCTGACGGGTGAGCAGCGCTGCCCGGAGGGCTACATCTTCGACGAGGACTTGCAGGCGTGCCGCTTGGATACGCCAGCGCCGGTTGCAAAAGCCCTTGAACAACGCGAGCCAACGCGCACATATAGTTTGTTAGATCAAGCACCTGACGGGTTGCTGGAGTTTCAGCGCCGTTACGGTCTGCCCCAGCAACAGATGGATTTCAGCCTACTGACATGAATGAAAACAAGATCAGGCAGCGGCAGGACCGCTCCGCAAAGGCAGAGGCACTCCTGCGAAATGAACTTTTCATCGAGGCGTTCGAGTACCTCGATAAGCAATTCGTCGAGGCTTGGCGCACGTCCAACGTCGGCGATGAGGAGGCCCGCGAGAAGATATTCCAGTTGATGCAGGCACTTGCTGCGGTCAAGGGGTATTTCCAGAGCGTGGTCGAGGATGGTAAGCTGGCCAAGGCCCAGCTTGACGAGTTCAAGCGGTATGGCCGCATAAACTAGGAGATATTTCATGTCCGATAACCCCACTGGGACCGGAGCCATTTCTTTAACCGAAGCAGTTTCTCTTCTGAACACACCCCCAGCGGACACCGTGACAGAAGAGCAGGTAGAGGCGCTAGAGCCTCAACAGCCTGAGACCGAAGCGTATGAGCCGGAGGCGGATACCGCAGATGCGACCGCCGAAGTGGATTACGACGAGGACGATGAGGGCGAAGACGCCTACGAGGCGGATGACGACGACGAGTACGACGAGGAACCCCCGGAGGTCTACACCGTTAAGGTGGACGGCCAAGAGGTAGAGGTGACCCTCGACGAACTTCAGAGTGGTTACTCGCGGCAGCAGGCGTACACTAAGCGCTCGATGGAGTTAGCCGAGCAGCGCAAAGCCTTTGAGGCCGAGCAAGCTGAAACGAGACAACTTCGGGACGCTTACGCGCAGCAACTTGATCAGTTGAGCGCTCAAATCCAGCAGGCAGGCCAGCAGGAACCTGACTGGAGAGCATTGGCCGAGACGATGTCCGAACGTGACTTGTTTCTGGCGAAGGCCGAGTGGGACCAGCAGAGGGAATACCTCAAGCAGGTCGAGGCCGAACGCCAGCGCATCGCGTCGGAGCAATCTCGCGAGCAGGAGCAGAACCTGCGCCAGCACCTTGAGGTGCAGCGTGGCGAGATGCTCAGCCGCATCCCTGCGTGGCAGGATGATGAGGTTCGCGAGAGTGAGCGCAAGGAAGTGATTTCCTACGCTCAGAAGCGGATCGGGTTTAGCGAAGAGGAAATCGCAAATGCGTCTGACGCACGCGCGATCGAACTTCTCTACAAGGCGTGGCGCTGGGACCAGCTTCAATCGAAGACCCCCGACGCCAAGAAACGCACCCGCAAAGCACCGAAGATGGCCAAGGCAGGGCGACCAAAGACCAAGCGCGAAGTTGCTAACCGTTCTCGGCAAGAAGCCCGCAAGCGTTTTGAAAGCGCTGGCACGGTGGACGCCGCTGTTGAGTATCTAATGGGGCGCAAGTAGCCCCGCAACTTGAAAGGAAAAGTCATGACGACTTTCGCTACTAGCGCCGCCGTAGGTGAGCGCGAGCAGTTGGCAGATGTGATTTACCGCATTAGATAGGGTAGGTGCGGTCTAAACCGGATGAACTGCTGGAACCCTACGGCGCAAGCTATGGCAATCAGCATCCAAGCCCTCGGTACACCGGGGGAAGGTTCAGAGACTACCTGAGGGGTGAAGCCCCCTTAATAACAGGCTAGAGCGTCCGGCACTCCAACCCGGAGTGATGATATAGTCCACCCCCACCGAAAGGCTGGGATAAAATGCGACCCTGCTGAAACACCGATCTTCTCCAACGTCAAGAAGGAGACATCGAACGGCATCTTTACCGAGTGGCAAGTTCAGGAACTGGCAGCCGCCAGCACCACGAACTACCACAACGAAGGTGCTGACACTGCGACTGCTGCGGCTACGCCGACAGATCGCGTGGGCAACTACCACCAGATTTCCAAGAAGGTCTTCGCGACCTCCGGCACTCTGGACGCGGTAGATACTGCCGGACGAGAACGAGAGCATAATTACCAAAAGGTTCTCAAAGGCTTAGAGCTAAGGCGCGACATCGAAAAGATGATCGGCGACACTGACGTTGCCCGCTCGTCTTCCGATCCTCGCAAGTCCGCTTCGCTGTCTTGCTGGATGACCAACGGCTCGGTTGGTGCAACCGCTGGTGCTTTCGGCACTGGTGACGGCACCGACACGATCACTGCCGGTGACAGCCGCGCCCTGACGCTCGCCCTCATTGAGGACGCGCAGCAGGACGCTTGGACCGACGGCGGTAACCCGCGCATGATGGTTCTGTCCGCCACGAACAAGGCCAACTTCTCGGACCTCTCCGCGTCGGGCAACCTCGTCAGCAACGACGTGAACATGACCGCTGCCAAGGAAATTACCTATGTTGGTTCAACTAGTGTATTTCTTGGAGATTTCGGAGTTTTGGAATCCAGTCCCTCCAGACAGCTGTCCAACGACCGCATCTTCCTGATCGACCCGGACTTCGTGTCGCTTTGCACGTTGAACGGTCGTAACTTCCTTGAGGAAGATCTCGCCAAGACCGGCGACGCGACGGACAGCCACATTCTGATCGAATGGGCATTGAAGCCCACTGCGCCCAAAGCGCATGCAGCAATTTTCGATCTTTCTGGTTCGTAATCAATGACTTAGCAGGGGGGCGGCTTCGGTCGCCCCCTTCTCTATGAGGGCAAAATGAAACGATACCTCTGGACCGACCCACGCACCCGCAAGGAAGTGTCCCTGCATCAGAACAGCGACGGCTCAACCCACGTTGAGCAGCGCCAAGAGTTCGGCGACCTTCTCAAAATCAACAAGCAGATGTCAGACGACTACCGCCCCGGCTCCCTTCGCGGCAACACGCAGCGCCACCTACAGCATGTGGCGGAAATCCCGAACGTAGTGTATGCTCACTTGGTAGAGAAGTTCGGCCCGTTGCGCGAAAACCCGAAGGCGTGGAAGGCGTGGCTGAACAACAGCGAAAACCGGGCATTTAGAACAGGCGGCGGAAGGCTCTGATGGCAATCTCGACCTACAGCGAACTGAAGACGGCAATAGCCAACTTCCTCGCGCGTGATGACCTCACCAGCGTCATCCCTGATTTTGTTTCTTTGGCTGAGGGGCGCATGAGCCGCGAGTTAGAGACGCGCAGCCAAGAGACGCGCTACGACATCAGCACGGTTTCTGGCGCAGAGTTTTACGCCCTGCCAACTGACCTGCGTGAAATTCGCGAGGCGAAGCTGGAGACAACGCCGATCACGGTGCTTGACTATATGTCGCCGGTTTCAATCGACCGCACTTATTCTTCTGCTGGCACCGGCAAGCCGAAAGCGTTCAGCGTTGTCGGCTCAGAGATACGCCTTCGCCCTGTGCCGGACGCAGTTTACACGCTTGAGATCACTTACATTGGCAGCATAATCGCCTTGTCGGACAGCAACGCCAGCAATACAATCCTCTCAAGGCACCCCGACATCTACCTCTCGGGGTCTCTCGCTGAGGCATACACCTATCTGCTTGATGAGCAGAGGGCTTTGGTTTACGACCAGAAGTTCACGCGCGCTATTGAGGAGATTGCAAAGGACGAGGAGCGCGCGCATTACGGCTCTGGCGCAATCCGTATTAACAGCAGCTATGCGCTGCAAAACGCAGTTGCTGAACGCTAGGAGTAAAAAATGAGCTACACCGGCCCCATCGCAGAGCGTAATTACGCAAACCAAAACACAGGCATTGATGTTCAAGCGCTGAAGGCAGGCACGGTTGCAACCGTTTCTGTTTCGAGCAGCAGCGCGCAGTCCGCTGCCCACGCTGCGACGACAAATGTCGTCCGGCTTGTCAGCACGACAGACTGCCACGTTGCTTTTGGCAGCAGCCCCACAGCCACGACTAGCAGCATGTATCTGCCTGCAAATCAGGTGGAATATTTCCTCGTTGCGGCGAGTGAAAAAGTGGCCGCTATCCGCGCCAACGCAGACGGAACCTTGTACGTTACAGAGATGGCCTAATGCTTAGAAACGTCGGACTACGCAAGAGCGTCGAGCAACCTGTCCTCGACCTGAACTTTGCCGCCAGCCAGATTGGCTCTAACGGTGCGCCTGATGCGCGTATGAACGATTTCAATCGTGGCAGCAATGCGTGGTTCGTGGACAGCGATGGTCTGGTGAAGAAGTCGCCGCACAATCTGCAAGTCTATTCGCAGGACTTTGACAATGCTGCTTGGTCAAAAAGTCGCATTACTGTTTCAACAAACGCAACGACTGCCCCCGATGGCACTTTGACTGCTGATAAAATTGTTGAGACAACAGAGACAGGCGCAAAATATTGGCGTGATTTTGCAAGTGCTGTAACTGGGGAGCGTTATTTCTTTTCTGTTTTTGCAAAAGCTGGCGAAAGAAAATATTTGCAGATGTGGACTGCTTTTGGCACTGGCGGGTTTTTTCCGCAAGTGTGGAATATTTTTGATGTAGAAGCTGGGACTATTACTGGGGCTGACTCAGATGCCGACAGTGTGACAATAGAAGATGTTGGCAACGGCTGGTTCCGCTGCACCACATCCATTACTGCTGATGGCACTGGTCTTGATGACATAGGCTTTGGCTTGTGGGATGGGGTTGGCTCTATACCGACACAAGGAATAAGTTATACAGGCGACGGTTCGTCTGGTTTGTTTGTTTGGGGTGCGCAGTTTTCACACCACAGCACAGCACCTGTAGACAACCCCTACGTCAAAACCGAAGGCAGCGCGGTCTATGCTGCACGCCTCGACCACGACCCGGCTTGGTTCATGTCTGCTGCGCAGGAACAGAACCTGTTTACCAACTCAGAAATGCTGAACGAAACAGGCAGCACTGGATGGACGCCAATTCGTGCTGTAGTCACAGAAGACTCGACAGAAGACCCAAATGGCGACACCACCGCTGAAAAGATACTGGAAGACTCAACGGCATCCAGCAGCCACTTTGTCAGGTCGCCAGATTTTACAACCACAGAAGGTAAATCATACACAGCATCTGCTTATGTGAAGGTAGCCGCTGGCACAGACCGCTTGTTTAGACTTGCGTTTAGCTTCGTCGATTCTGCTTTCAGTTATAAGTATGCCCAATTTGATTTGCAGTCTGGCACAGTGCAGGTTGCAAATGCAGATGACTCGTCAATCACCGATGTGGGCAATGGCTGGTTTAGGATTTCTGCAACCGAGACAGCAAGTGCTACGGCAGACACTGCCGAGATTCAGATGGCGTTTGTTGAAAAAGGTGGCACTGCAGATTACGACGGCGATGGCACATCAGGGTTTTTTGTTTGGGGTGCGCAAGTCGAGGTCGGCACTAGCCCCGGAACCTACCACCGCACTGAGGGTGCGCCTTACTACGGCGAGGGAGCCACGCCGAAGGGGCTGCTGATTGAGGAAGCGCGGACTAATCTTGTTGAGTATAGTGAAGAGTTCGACAATGCAGATTGGTCGAAAATCGACGGAACAGTT